TCATGAGCCGTGTAGTTTTCTTAAGAGACTTGAGATCCTTGACAAACTGAGAACTCAATGAACGGAGTTCTTTGCGACCTACGGTCGTCCCGTCGGGATACTGAAGGCGCTGAGTCTTTCCGAGACCATACACTTCTTTAGCTAGTTTCATTAGGTTGTTGTGATGTTTTGCGAGTTCGTCGAGTTTGCCGCCAAACTCTTTAGGCTCAAGATTGAGAGGATCTCTTTGTTCGGATGAAGTTGCAAGAGCGGGAGAAGACATTTTTGAATATAAAAACCATTTGTTTAGGGTTTTATTCAATTTTTTTCTCTAGGTAATTTTGATATATACAGTTTTCAGATTTCAAACAATTTTTTTTTTAAATGTTATGCATCAATCACTTTTGTTTATTATTTAGTGAATAATAGATATAAATAATAGAATATAGTAAAATCTATTATTTATATACTAACTGTCTATAACATGTCGGATAATCACATATGAAAGAACTTAAAAGATCAATTTATCATTTTAAAGATGAGCGAAAGAAACGTTCTAAAACTTGATATAAATGGTCTAACAGAATTTCAAAAGGAACTACATTACTCTAAAGATCCTAATGACAAGGAAGACAAAGTAAAATCTAGATTTTCTTGCAGTATTGACAAATATGCTTGGTGCACTCACACCAAAGCTAAAATGACTCATAGTGCCGAGGAGGGTGAAGTTATTTATACTGCAAGTAAGAAGTTTGATGTGTTGTTTAAATCAGAATTGCATATCAATCTATTACCAATTAAGGTAAAAGAAAAGTGGAGATCAAGGTTTCAAATCTGTTATCCTCATAATCCAGGCCACAATATTTGTTATCAAGGAGAACTGAAGATCGACGATGATCATCACCATACTATTGATTCCGTTTGGATGGATATTCACTCTCAGTTCTATATGAAACAGGGTGCAGGAATGAGAACACATTACGATAGGATGGTAGGAAATATCCCATGTCTAGAAAATTGGAATACGGAGCTTCCGGGTATCAAATTGTTGGTTCCCCAACCTTTTTACTACTCTAGAAATACCCGAGTTGGACTCATGACCCTACAAAGTTCTATGAATACTGTAACACATCACTATAAGATAAGAAACAAGATTCATGATATTTTAAGAATGAGAGTCAAACTTAAAAACAAAGATCCCAAAGACAAAACAGTTAAATGGCAAGAAATTCCGTGCAAGCTACAATATTTAGACGTCCCCGGTAGAGCAAAAGAATTTCCTATACCCGAACTATGGGCTCGATATTCCTTAATGACAGATGCGGAAAGAGATTGGCATAAATCTATCGATCCTAGTACTGGAGAACCCATCAAGCATGTGATATATACAGAAGATATTGTGATGGCAACCAGTAACAATCCCACTCCGCTTGGATCTACAGATGTTATTCCTCTTCATTGTAAAGCTCCATGCAAGGGACTCTTCTGGGTGGCACAAGATATTAAAGCCATCGAGAATAGAAACTTTTCTAATTACACTACCAATCCAGACAATCTATTTAATGGATGGAACCCTTGTGCCAAGGTTGATCTTAAATACGGGGGAGCTCACAGGGTTGAAAAACTATCTCATGAACATTTTGATCTTTCAGAGCCTTGGGACTTTTATCCATCTGCACCCTCAGAACCTGGTTACAATGCATACACTTTTGGTTACGAACCTACCACTTTGAACGCGGATACAGCTATCGTATTGGAACCTCTTAATGCATCATTACATGTAAAGCTTGGAGATACCAACCCTTTTAAAACTATCGAAGAAGAGGAAGATGAATATGACGAAAATGGAGATTTGATTCCAGTAGAAGCTCTGGGTGAAGTCCATGATATTGGAGGAAATAAAAGTAGATACTTAATTCATGTCCGGGCATTAGTATATAAGAAATTAGTAATGAGTTGGAACGAGAAGAGTAAATGTCTGAAATATCTAATGATGGAAGATGCGACAAAGAATAAACCTCAAAATGAGACAAATTAATTTTTTTACCTATATAAAAAGATGAATCCTTTTGAGATAACTAATTATGATGAGCAGGAACAAGTCTTAATTAAAGAAGACAGTATAGAATTCCCTGATAGTAAGATACTAGTATCCGATTATATTGATGTTCAATATAGAATTGCTAAAGAACGTAATGAATCTATTAGTGATTTGCATAAGGATATGACAACGATATCAGAGATCTCCACGATGTTGGGATTCATGATAAATGAACAGGGTGAAAATTTAGAAACGATATCCACCCAAATAGAAGACACTGTAATTAACACAGAAATAGGTAAGAAAAATTTAGAAAAAGCCGCTGAATACATGAAAGACGGGATGGTGTTGATTAGAGATATATCCATTATAATTGGTGGCGGAGTTTTGGGAACTACGGGGTTCTTTTTAGGACCAATTGTTGGAATTGGAACTGTAGTTGGGGGAGTTGCCGGGGGGAGTGCTGTTGTAGCTGGAATACACAGAGCAGCTAACAATCGTAAATGATTTCATAAATCCTTACTTATATCATGATTTATGAAAATTAATGGCTAATATGGTTGTCAAAAACTGACACAAAATAAAAATTATTAGATATTAATAATAACTAATAACTCTATTACTGTCAAAAAACAACAAACCGAAAGAAATGAATACTAATGCACCTCTCACCATGAAGGACCTCTTCCCAGAATCCTGGATGGATTCTGTCAACCGGTTTAGATCAGGACCGGAGAAGCCCCCGTCTGATACCCCCACTAAGGCACCAGAGTCCCCTCGTATCATTCTTCAGGAGGTGACAATGGACATTGTGGTAACTGAAGTCTTTAGCACCCCTCCCCTCAAGAATCACCGCAAAAACTCCAACGTCAATCGTAGAAAGGATGTGACGGGTAAGACGATGACTCTTCAAGAGTATTATGCGGAGTGTGAGCGCAGGAAATCTTTGTCAACTGAGACAAAGATGAAGGCTGACTGTCCAAAGGAGAACCTGAACCCCCGAAGCCCAAATCGTCTTACCCGTCACAAGCAGGAACGTCCGACGCCAGAAAAGGCAAAGAAGTGGACAACTGTCACCAAAAAGAAAGTGAATCAGATTCAGATTAGCTACCCCGAGGGTTGGTCTAAGTCTCTTTACAAATCTTCCAATCAGAGAGGGAAGTTCATCAACACGACACTTATTCTTAAGAATCTCCCTTACGAGGGAACAAAAGATCGCGATCTCATGCGTTTCTTTTCAAAGACTTGTGGGCCTGTCAAGTTCATCAACGTCTTGCGGAATGGTGATCGCTGCAGGGGTATTGCCTTTGTTCGCTTTGAGACTGTTGTCGGATCGGATCGGGGACTCACAATGAATGGCTTCAGGTACGGAAATCGCAGAGTGTATGTTGAGTACGCAAGAGATCGTCGTATTGAGAAGTAAGGCCTCAATTCGTTATAACATTTACACCTACAAAACAAAACAGAAACAACCCCTGTTTTGTTTTCATATCGTTACATCATCAAATATTTCATCAGAGCTTCTTCGTTTTTGTCAACAACTTTAACTTTTCCCCCCATATAAGGATGTTTTTGACACTGATAATAAAAATTATTGGGTAGATCATCTCTAACATAAAAAGTTTCGGTACCTTTATCAGTAACGGCCTCGTTAGGAGCCATCAACGAATCTTTTGAACCATTACCACCTACTGGGTCTGTTGTAAAAAAGAATGGATGATTCCTGGCATCAATATCAAAGGTATATACTTCTCCTTTAATCAAATGAATAGTATGACCTTCCTTTCCATCTACAGTAAAACTGTAAGAAGACCCTTTGCCGTAATATGGATGGTCTGTTTTTTTCTTAGCCACTCCGATTTTAATCATTATTTAATTTAGTTAGTACGTCTATAAAAGATTTTAATATATCGTTATTATGTTTGTAATCAATGCAAACACAAATCTCCTTGTCAACAAATTTAATCCAGATATTCTATATACCTTTAACCATTTGGTGTACAAATAAAAATATGGATGAGGAATTTCAAGTATACAATTCCTTAACTAAGAAAAAGGAAGTATTTCGACCTAATATTCGTAAAAATATAAAATGGTACACTTGTGGACCGACAGTTTATGATTCAGCTCATTTAGGTCATGCTAGAACATTTCTAACCTTTGATATAATCAGGAGAATTCTAGAATTTTTTGGATATTCGATAACCTATGTTATGAATATTACAGATATTGATGATAAGATCATTAAAAGGGTTTCCGAAATCAGGGATCTAACTCCCGAAAATTATAATAAGAAATTTTTGAAATTTGTCAGAGATATGGAAACCGAATTTATGGATGATATGGATAGATTAGGGATTATGAGACCCACGGTAATAACTCGGGTTACTGAATATATCGATAAAATGATAAAGTATATTGAACAATTGGAACAAAACGGATATGCCTACAACTCTAATGGCTCTGTATACTTTGATATGGACGCTTATCGAAAATCTGGGTTCGATACCGAACCACTCAAACCATTAAGTGAAAATAAGACAGATGAGACAGGTTACAGCAATGAAAAACGAAACCCACGTGATTTTGCTTTGTGGAAAAAATCCAAAGAGGGGGAGATTAAATATCCTTCCAAGTGGGGTCTAGGAAGAATTGGGTGGCATCTAGAGTGCTCTGTCATGGCAACCGATGTATTAGGTGATAATTTTGACATTCATTCAGGTGGTATTGACCTAGTTTTTCCCCATCACCAGAATGAAATTTATCAAGCCAACGCCCACTCCAATAATCCTAATAGTAAATGGGTTAATTATTTCCTACACTCTGGCCACTTAAACATCCAAGGTTTAAAAATGTCAAAATCTCTGAAGAATTTTATAACTATTAGGGAGTATCTTGAAAATGTTGGAACATCCAGACAATTAAGACTATTATTTTTGATGCATAGTTGGGATAAACCCCTTGATTACAGCACGGACACTATCGAAGAAGCTAAATGGGTCGATAAGAGAATTCAAGAGTTCCTCCATCACCTTGATTTTGTGATGCGAGATTCTGCAATAAACCATATCAAAGAATCAGATGGACTATTTGAGACAAAGTTAGATTTATTAAAGACCAATGTTACTATGTCTCTAACAGATAATTTTAACACTCAAAAAGCTGTGAAATTTATATTAGATCATATAACCTATGTATACAAATATCTTGAAGAAGCTTTTAACGAGTCTCTAATTAGTCAGTATAGAAATTATATTAGAAGTATCCTGGATATGTTTGGTTTAGATTTTTCGATTTCTTCTAAAGTTGAAGATGTTGAAAAATTTATCGAGTTGAGTGTTGACCTAAGAGAAGATGTTAGAAAAATTGTTATGAAGTATAAGAAGGTGATACCAAAAGATGCTATGAAAGATTTTTTCAAGATTTTGGATGATTTTAGAGATGTAAAGCTGAAAGATCTTGGTATTGAACTTCAGGATCGGAGTGGTAATAAGAGCACAAAATTCATATATCTGTAATTTATATGTTATTATAATAACATATAAACATTTTACCAATATTGAAGGGTAGCTTGTCCGTCCTTGTTCCAGAATCTCCAGCCAAAGAAAAGTACAATAAGTAATAGGAAGACAATGATAAGAATTAGGGCCAACCCCAATCCCGAGTTATCACTCTGATGATGTTTCTTTTTACGATGTTTGATATCTGTGACATGTCGAGGTTCATCATACAAGTCAACATATTCAGTCCCTTTCTCATCACATCCAATCAAATACACCTCATTAACTCCCATATTCTTAAGAACAGCTTTTTCATCTTTGCTAAATCCTCTGAAATCATGAAGATCGGTATGCTCTACAAATAAGTAACAAGGATCCATATCTTCATCTCTTTCCGGCTCTTTCAATAGAGTGAATGAATAACCTTTTTTATTGTATTCTGCGAAGATAACGGCTTTATCACAAAAACTCCAACCTTCTTCTCCCTTGGGGCGAGGAACGGATCCCGCGCAGACAGCAGAACATCCGGGTTGATCATCAAAGGAAGTAGAGACAAGACATCCTCCGAAATATCCTCCAACAGTCCCCGGAATTACGTGATCTAAATCCCCGAAATATTTCTCTACTTTCGTGTAGAAGTGGTTGTAGTAACTAGTACCATATAACAAATGGACATATGATACCATAAGATTAAAATCCTCCCTCTCTCTTCCACGGAGATCCTTAATCTTGGTATCGCAATTCTTTCTAAATCGCTTGCATAACTTATCGAAATGTCCAATATCAACTTTAAATACTTTCTTACCACCTTTAGTTACAATCTCATCGAATTTCTCATTTGTTTCTGATGATTCTTCAGGAGTATCTTCTGTATATACAGAATTTGTATATTGTAATGGGTTAAACGCTTGGCTATTAACACTTTGCATTTCTCTAAATCAAGAAAATATTAAATCAGAATATCATCTAAAAACAAATGAAAATTATTTAAAACTTCATATAAAATCGATATAATGACAGACTTGCCCAGTCTCACTCACACTATATTAAGTAAACAAACTATTGACGAACTCTATACAATATCGACACATAGGGCAATTATAAATGTCGAGAAGGAAATTAAACGCAGGTTGATTTCATGTGATCCTGAATTAAGCATCCCTGTAATAGATTTTTTATATAAATTTTATCACGATAAAATTGTAAAAGATCAGTGGTTTAAATCTGTTTATGTTCGAGAAGGACTTCGTGAGGCTATTGAATGTATTCCGTGGAAAATCGGAGTAATTTATAATTATACTGATCAATCCTACAGAATTAACCGTGTGGCTATTATGGTTGGAAAGAGCACGAAATTTAGAACCAAACAAGGTAAATACTACCAACCTGATTGGTTAAATGCGGAAGAAACAAAATTAATGCTACGAGAAGTAATATCCCAATATAATCATCCTATAAATAATGTAATGTCAATAATTACACATGACACGAATCTTGACAACTCTATCAGACATGCTTTACTAGATAATGATGTAGTTACTATTACGGTCTGTTTATTTTTACCTCCACAAGGGAGTGTCTTTCATAGTTTCCCGGAAGAACCGCCCCTTCCTGATTCGGAAAGGAAGCAGATGTATCCTTGCCATATCACAGCCGGAAATTTCAGTCACAAGTTAATAGATTACCCCGGAAATATCCTCGCGTATCTTCCTCGTAATTATGACATCAGTATTGAAAAATCAGATGATCTAGAAAAGTTATTCCAACTAAACAGTTTGGTTGGTAATATTACCAAATGAAAAGATAATATAGTATTGTATATAATATTATATTATAACATCCTCGATTGTACGATTTTTATTTATGAGAAAAATATTAGCACCTCGTTTGGCCACTTGGTACCATCTGATCTTTACCTACTTATATAAAAGTATCCACATTCTCGACGAATTCCGATTTTTGATAATCACGTTATTTTTGTTTACAAGGTAATAGGGTTCAAATGGTTATTTTTGGATATTAATCGATTTATTTAACTGTAATATATCATTGAAATAAATGATATATTTTACTTTTTAGAGATATTTCATCTTGGATAAGAACCTTTAGATACTAGATAGCCAACCACATCCGTATGACCGTTATTGTTAGCTGTGCTAACAGCCCAATCATCTCCTATGTGTATATCTGCTCCATTTTCGGCGAAGAATTTAACCAGTGGTAAATGACCAAATCTTGCAGCAGCTCTTAAAGATGTATCAGGTCCCATACTATCTCCAGCATGAATATTGGCGCCATGTTTTATCAGCGCCTTGATCACGTCTAGATCCCCTTTTCAGACATTGTGCGTAAAATAGCATCTTCAGTATTATAAAAATCTGTAGAATGAATATCAGCGCCTTTATCTAATGATACTAAAACTAAATCTGGTTCAAGGGCTGAACTAGGTCTTATATTGCCGGGATAAGGAGAAAAATATTTTTTTGTAACAGGTCTTAAATGTTTAATAAATATCTGAACCTAAAAAAATCATTATTCTTAAAATGAATCAAGCGGCTATAGATCAGTTATCCCAATTACCTGTTGATGTTTTTATCCAACAGATTACTTACCTACCTTTTAAAGATGTAGTTAGTGTTTGTTCAGCTAATCAGAGATTAAGAAATTTTTGTACTAATCCTAATTACAGGACCAATTGGAAACGTCTGATCGATAATACCTTTCAAAATACGGTTGAAGGATATCAGGACAAATTAAATCAACTATGGAATAAATTAGGTACTAGTAAAGGGACATATAATTATTTGGTTTATACTCAGTTAGTTAAATTGTTGGATCCGGTTACTCAAGGAATGATTTATTATCTTCAGGGAGATATGGAATCGTTCAATCAATTAACCCAAAGACAAAAATTTTTAGCAATGTTCTTATTAAAGAAACCCGGTGAAATGCAGAAATATTTACCCAATGACAATTATTTACCCTTTATAACTTTGTTACAAGGTGATAAATTAGATCAAACCGATTTGGTTCGGATGTTAATCGAAATGGCCATACAAGGAAATCTAAAAGGAGTAAAATATCTGGTAGAACAAGGGGCAGACATTCATGCATTTGGTGACAAGGCTCTGAGAGAGGCTAGTGGGCATGGTCAGTTGGATGTAGTAAAATATCTGGTAAAACAAGGGGGACGCATTCATTCACTACGCGACGGTGCTCTGTATAAGGCTAGTTGGGGGGGTCATTTGGATGTAGTAAAATATCTGGTAGAACAGGGGGCAGACATTCATGAAATGAATGTCAGGGCTCTGATAGTGGCTATTACTGGTGGTCATTTGGATGTAGTAAAATATCTGGTAGAACAGGGTGTAGACATTCATGTAGGTAATGACTTTGCTCTGAGAGAGGCTAGTAGGAGAGGTTATTTAGATATGGTTAAATATCTGGTAGAACAGGGTGCAGACATTCATGTATTTGGTGACGAGCCTCTGGCATGGGCTAGTGCTGAAGGTCATTTAGATGTAGTAAAATATCTGGTAGAACAGGGGGCAAACATTCATGCACTGAATGACAGGGCTCTGTATAGGGCTAGTGATGGGGGTCATTTGAATGTAGTTAAATACCTTCAAGAACAAATGTCTTTAAAAAGATAAAATTCTATTGTCTATTAACCTGGTCATGTTATTAGATTAATAATCTATTATTAATCTAATGGTAATACTTGATTTTTGAACAAAAATATTATGATATTACAATTTATCTTTGAGACACAATAATTAAACGAGGTTGAACAGTTTGTATTTGATCTGGTGTATTTAATTCTGTATAAGTATGTTCTATAATGTTACTGTCATTCTTTTCCATATCAGATTCTTTGTCTCTACTAATTGACCCTTCAATATTATGACATTTCTCCAAATGTCCGATCAATGAGGTGCGACTCTTAAACATTCTATTGCACCGAGTGCATATTCCGCCTTGTTTATTTATTACGACGTCAACCTCCGGGGAACATTCAGTCAATTTAACAGTTGGTTCTGTTACTTCAACGGAATCAAATGCAAGTAATAAATCTATGGCCGATCGGATTTTACTGTTTTGAGAATTTTTATTTAGTTTATAACTTACCTGGTCATCACACATGTAAAGGAACCGTTTTAAACGAAAAAAAACGAATAATTAACAATCATTTCTCATCGATTCTTGTATTTTATTCCTATCAAACTTTTTTAAACACCTATAAAATTCGGAATGACCGAAGTTAATATTACACCATTTGATAATGAAAAATCTATTATGTATAAGTGGGCTCAATCCTTCCGAACTCCAATTAGATTAGTAATAGTAGAATCCAAAATAATAGGGGAACGGGAAGAAACTGTTTACATCAATGGTATTGAAGCTATCCGAAATTTAATTCAACAAGGAAATAACCTCACCCAAATAAATACACGATTGAGTGAGAAATTGGAGACTGAAGATATTGCTATGATTTATGCTCTTATCAAGTCTAAAGATGGTGATATTAGTCTAATTATCCAAGAAATCAATGAGCTATATAGTTCTGAGGGTCTACAAATTATTCAGGATGAAATGGAATTAAGATTAATTCTGGCTGATTGGAGTAAGAATCTGGCTACCGAATTACAGAAAGATAAGGATGATTTAGAAGATCTTGAGGCTATTCAAATTGAATTATCTAAGTATCCGGAAGTTCTACATTCTCCCATCAAAGTAGACCAAGTAACCATTATAGCTTCCCCTATACTTAAATCTACTGGTTTACACCCAACACCTGATGACGGGGTGATCATGTTTAATCAGAGTATTCCCTCTTACGATGTTCCTTATATCAGATACAACGGGACTGCTAGTGGTAACAGGCAGGATTTGTTTAAATTGTATCGTGGGAGGACTGATGATGAGATGCCAAACTATAAGATCATTATACCCCCAACCAGTCAAACTAATAAGTATAATAGTTTCTATATGACGGTATGGAGTGGAAAGGGAACTCTGGATAAAGCCACCAAGGAGTCTTACATGAAATGTTCATATGATATTGATGATAACCTTTTATCAATCAAAACACCGACAGAAGAAGATGTAAATCAAAGAACGATCATATCCAAGATAGAAAAAGCTCTGCCTATCAACATTAAAGATGTTACTGAAACAGCAATTAGTGGAGAATTTTTTCTATATGATTTAGATATTAATGATATTTACCTTGTTGATATGATTATCAACACAGAATTAATGAGCTCTTATCTGTTTGTGAAAGAAACTAACACTCCATATGCAGAAAAGAAACAGTTAAAGGTTTACTACAAGTCTTTCAGTGGTTTCGTCGAAGAAGAAAAATCAACAGAAGGATATATTGTTAATCCATCCTCCGTTACCGTATCTCTTACCCAAAACAGAGCTCAGGGTGGTGAATTTGTGACAGTAGTAGATAGTAACGATCAAGTTAAAAAATATAGTTTGCCTTATAATCTTCCATATGTTCGTGCTAAAATTACTCAGGCCGAATCACTCGATGTTGCTAATCGTTTTGTCAAGATCTTTTCTCGTTTGATGCAATTCTACAAGACAGTGAAACCGGAGATAGAAAGAATGTATGGATTGTATATTCCGGAATTAACCCAACCAACTTCTACGGAGAAGCCTATTAAAATTACTGTTAAACAAACAACTGGTAAGAAGGGTGCAGGTGATTCAAAAATCGAGAGATTGAAAGAAGCTGCACCCGAATTGTTTGTGAAAGGTTATGCTCGTAGGTGTCAGTGTAATTTACAACCAATCGCAATTCAATCAGATGAAATCGATGCATGGAAAAACAAAACCTTTATCTATAGAGATTCATTGAGACAACGTCAGATTATGTCATTTCCACCTGATAATCCTCGTTGGAATTTTGTATGTCCCAATGATTCGGCTCCCTTTCCCGGAGTTAAGATGCCTAAGGTTCTATCTAATAATGAAGAATTCCCATGTGTCCCATGTTGTTTTAAGGATGATCAGATGGATCCCCAGGTAAATTCTAAATATAATGAATGTTTTAAGGGTAAACCCAAGAAGGTGGTAGAGAAGCCTCCTACTAAAGAGACTCATAAGATCAAGACTGACAAGATTCTGTCACCTGGTAGGTATGGATATTTACCTAAAACTATTTCCGATTTGCTTTCCGAATATTCAGAAAAATCTGTGGATTTGGTAAGAATGGGAGTTCCTCACTCTGTAAATTCATTACTCCATTGTGTTTCAATAGGTATTCAAGATCCCGGGTATTTAAATTTACAGACCAACGATCAACGAGAATCTTATGTTACTAATATTCGACAAATAATGGTTAGTCAAACAATTCCTGATATTCTTAAACAAGAAATGTACGATTTCTCTGATGAGGAAATTATGGAACAATTGGCAGATCCATCGATGTTCCTGGATCCTAATTTGTTTTATAGAGCAGTGGAACAAGCCTATAATATTAATATTTACGTCTTTTCTCCTCCACGAAAAGATAATACAACATCTCTAGGGTCATTCGAGATCCCTCGTTTCAAACTATTTCATGCCAGATCGCCAAGACCTGAGAAGAGAGCAGTGTTGATATTTAGAACTTTAGGAGGTGAGTCAGATTCTCTCGATTATCCACAGTGTGAATTAATTGTAGATCGAGATGAAAGTAATAACAAAAATGTATATAACTATGGTCCTAATATCAACCAGTTACTACATAAAGCTCTAACAACTATAAATCGGACCATTACTTGGGAATTGACTAGAGAACCTAGCAAGCCTAAACAGGTAGTTGCTCGTGAAAACATATATTCAAGGGAAAACTATTACTATTTATTTAACAAACTGCCAACTCATCAGATTATAGATGGATATGGTAAGGCTCAAGCTTTTATCTTACCCGCAGGTGAACATAAAATAACCGTTATTACACCATCCACACAACCTGAGAATCTTCCGATTGGTGAAATAACTAGAGTTCCCTTCGAAATAGCTACCGGGGTGTTCGGGGAGCCTATTGCTATAACTAAGACTAATAGTATGGTAGATGGTCTCTGGTATCAGATATTAGATTTAAAATATGGAATTTACATTCCTATAAACCTTACTGATCATTATCAGAATAAAGAATTAGGTCCTAGCAATCCTTTAGTTGAAGAAGGTGTTGAGGTAGTCCAGAGGTTGAGAAAGATTAAACGGGATTTGGAAATTATTCTCCAAGTCATAATTTGGTTATTTTTAATATCTAAGATGAATGTACCGGATTTCGTTAATAAATATATGATCATCGGTAAAGAAATTGTTACCGATAGTTCTTTAGTTTATAACTTAAGTAATGTAGGATTAAAATTCCCTATGGCTGAAACCGCGGAAGAAGGAATAAACAAAATGAAAGTTATAGCTCCATCGTTGTTTAATCAAAACCGTATATACATATATAGCCAAAAGTTCTTTGATGGAATTTTATATCATTTAGAAAAATACGACAAGGAACTTAAACCAAGAGACCCCAAAATACCAACCGTTATTCATCGTAGTAATATTAGCGAGGAGGATTTCAAATCTCAACGAAGAGTTGCCATTTTTACAGAAGAAAAAGATATGAGAACATGGTTAAATTCCTTAAATAAGCTATCATTTAAGAATATTGTTATAGAGTACGAACTGAATATCAGTAATGCCCTTCTAACAGAGCCATATCTATATACTGCACCAACGGGAAATATTTATATGATTCAGAATGTGGTCGGTGGGGATAGACTAAGATCTTTGAACGTCGCTTATAATTGGTATCTACACAAGGTTAATATAGGTCATGCTGCACCTGAGTACGAAGATACACAGAATATACCCGTATTTGTTGTTTATGGTATCAGTCCAGCTCTAGCTCCTGTTATTATTGAAAATCAAGCCGGAGAATCATTGCAGTATTTACAAATATTATCATATGGATCAGATCAATATGCAGCAATGTTACCGTTGTTGTGATAGATCTAATGAAATTACACGATTTTCTATTATTTCATTGACTGCTATAAAGAAGATACTCGGTAATATTTTCCCCATAATTTATATATAATTATAAATTATGGTATTAACTTTGTTGGAACTAGCCTTTTCACATATTTTAGATTTCACTCACCAAGAGGTTTACATAAATCAGAAATATGGAATAGAATCAGTTTATCATGACATTTATAATAAGATAGTTAAGACGAGTCGAAGAAAGATCCAAAACTATTTACATCAAAAGAATAGTAAAATCATATTGAGATCTATTTATATCTTACGTACTGAAGATATGTTTAATTTAACCTTGAAAATGTTGGGACCTCTGCAAGATTACCGGGGATCGCTATTTCGATTGGCTACTGTGTATGGAGTTATCACATTTGTTGAATCTAATACTATCAATGAAATATTGTTGGATATTATAGATATGTCAGATATGATCCTACCTGACAATCATCCTTACCGAAATAACGTGCATGAGGAATTAAAGGTTATTGCCAACTGCAGGGACAATAATTTACCAGTTGATATTATGATGATAATTAATTGTTATATGGCATTTGGATATTTTCTTTACCCGTATATAATTCTGATTTAATTTCTATCAAAAATACAATTTATTAACTAGTGTACAATTGAAAATCTGGTTAAACCAGATATATCGAGCCGTCATTATCGAAAATGATTGATATATTTATTCTTTTTGAGTTCAACTCAAAACGCACATGGACGATAGAGGAAGAACCTACCGCACAAGATCTTTAACTAACAAACGCAAACATGAAGATGAAGATGAAGAGAGTCCGGAATGGGAACAAATCATTGATTCGTCTCTTCTGGAAGGTCTATCAATTGAGAATGATCAATACATTCGTATTGATGGAAACCTATTGAAACGTCTAAAACCAGCTGAACCAACACCGGTGGATCCGATAGTTGCTGTAGAAACACTCTTTTCTGAATGTCCAGAATACGTTAACCTTTTAACTGGATCTAAACCTATCACCAATGATTTTATCTCTGAATCATCGGACAAGATCAAGCGGAACCCCTGGTCCCGGAAGCTTGGTGAGATGATTGCAAATCTTCCACTGGAATTCTTAGCCTTACAGAGATCCGATCTACAGGAACGTAATTTTGACTATCGTTACAAGCCTTCGGTTCAACCGCGTGTTACTAACCAACATCACTCAGGTCGTTGTTGGTTGTTTGCGTCACTTAATGCTTTGAGATATCCTATGCAATTCAAGTTTGGACTTGAAAATAAGTTCGAGTTCTCAGCTGCTTACTTGTTCTTCTGGGACAAGATCGAGAGATCCAATGTTTTTCTCGAGGGAATCTGGTCACTCAAAGATAAGCCTTTGGATGATAGATATCTACAAAGCGTATTTACTGATCCTAGCTCTCACATGATTCTTGACGGTGGATATTGGCTGTATTTCAAGAACTTGGTTGAGAAGTACGGATTGGTTCCTAAGACAGTCTATGAGGATAGTTATAACTGTCTAGTATCTGATTATATGAATGATGCTTTGGTAGCCATTCTTAACCAGATGGCCCTGGAGATTAGAAGAAGTGCGAAGTCAGAAGCTTGGACTAGAGCTGAGTTTGATGAAAGGAAAAAGGAATGTATGCAGACCATATATGATTTGGTATGTCGATTTATGGGTGAACCTCCTAAAAAGTTCAACTGGCAGTACAAGGATGATGGAGAGAACTATCATGAAATCAACGACCTGACTCCCGAGAAGTTCTTCAGAATCCATGTTCCCCACTCTTTTGATACCAAGATGACATTCATTCATGATCCACGTTATCCAGAGAATTACTACAAGCCGTACCACGTTGAATACGCCACTAATATGGTCGGTGCTGATACGATCGTGTTCGTGAATCTACCATTGGATGTTTTTAAACGGGCTATCGCTGAGAGTCAAATTGCAGGTGAGCCTGTTTGGTTTGCATGTGATGTCGGTGCTAGTTTGGATTTTGAACAAGGAACAATGGCCACAGAGCGTTTTAACTACAAGGCGGTACTGGGTGTTGATACAAGAAGTTCCAAGCCTGATATGATGTGGATGAAGACAAGTACTCCTACTCATGCTATGGTCATCAATGGGGTAGACATGGATGAGCCACGAGATGGCGTGCCCGTGTCTTATCGTAAGTGGAGAGTTGAGAACTCATGGGGTATTCCTTGTGAGATGGAGTGGCATCCGGATCATGGATGTTGGCAAATGAGCGATGAATGGTTTGATCATCATGTTTACATGGCAACTATCGACTTAAAATACTTTCCTCAAGAGGAACTTGAAAATATAATGCAAGGATCCAAGAACAAGTTCGTGGTTAAACCCTGGGATACGTTTGGCACGGTGGCCCTTCACTCCGGTTACAAGCATTATCAAAATAAAGTTCGTCTGAGAAAACAACTTCTTCCATCTAATTTATCTAAGTAACCAGAACGGATACAATAGAGCTAAATTATAAACAAATGATAAGAGAAATGTTATTTAATATTAATGATTAAATAACGTGTGAAGATGTATTCAACTCTAAATTCAATCGCTATAATGAAGTTTCAAGCCGCGGTCGCAGAAAAAAATGCAAGCCGCTTGTCTAAAATATTATCTGATAACTGTGTAATGTTAGTTCTTAGCAAGAATAAAATGTATGTAGGAAAAGAATCTGTGATAAAAAATTACCAAGAGCAGTTGTTTGATATAGACTCAAGGATAAAAGAATTTATAGTTGCTATTAGTAACACCCATGACTTTCAAAAATATAAGATAACCGGAAAATGTGTAGTCGATGGATTTTATGATTTAACCGAAGTCAAAATATCATTTGTAGTTGAGAACGGTCTAATTAAAGGGATTGTTAGAGATTATGAAAACTAAATTATAAGATTATGTCAAGGACTGTTATAACAGTTTGGATGATTTTTTCTTTTATTTTTTGTTCAAAATAAATCAAAGATTACCCTCTAATGAATATCACTGAAGAAAGTCAGATCCTCATCACATGCATGAACGTCTTCTCCGTGTTCTATAAACGATATTTAACTCCTTTCTGATTCATGTTTGGTCAAGATACATTCCTTTCAAACATTCTAAGGTAATGACCTTCAAACTCAGATATTTGGTAAACAGAGGTTTATTTTAACAATAATCCATTGTTAAAATAATTAAAAAATTTAACTTTTTTGATATTTTGTATCCTAAATTGGAAAATTCATACATCAAACCGAACTTTCATTTCGAAATCAATCACAATATAATCAATGTTTTGATCAGCTAAATTATCTTAGATGTTTTAAATGCTCAAAGTTGTCGAACAAAATGGATTCAATGATCTTAAATATTACGGTGATGGGGTGCAACCTGATAGGACCGTTTATATACTAACTGGGCCTATCTTGGAGGGTCCCACTCGAACATCTATACAGATTGGACCCTCCAAGCATATTGAAGATGATTTAGGTAAATATGTTAATCATAGCTGTCACCCTTCAGTAAAAGTTGTCGGTAACAAACTCATTTCTATCACCCAGATTAATAGTGGTGACAGCATAACGTTTGATTATAACAAGACGGAAACTCTGATGTCAAACCCATTCATATGTCATTGTTGTGGTAAGTTAATTACTGGAAAGTTAGGTATATTTAGTCGTTAAGTCAAAAGTACCGTCTTATTCTCTAGATGTCTGACACAACCATGACCTATCGCGTTGATAGAACAAAAAACACCATTAATCTTCATATCTACTCTGCAATGGCTATGTCCTGACAACCATGCAACAATGGACGGTTGAATTAGATAATCCAAATGAGATGCAAATCTATCATGAATCATTTCATATCGAACACCTCGATATTTTGGTATGATTAGTTGATATGATGGTAGGTGATGAGTTAATACTATAGTCTTTTTGGATTTGGGGATTTCTTGTTCCAACCAAGCTACTGCTTTATTATGAATTTTGTTAATATCTTTAACGGTTATCTTTTGGTCTCGGTATAAAATATTGGCATGATCACCTCGTTTGTTATATTGGCTTTGATTGGATAGACCTATCTCTGACCACAAAGTAGTTCCTAATATAGTAATATCATCTAACTGATAGCTATCATTGTTTAAGAGATACAGATTAGGAAACCTATATGTTATTTTGACAATTTGATTGATTGTAGCATCCATGTTATCATGGTTCCAGTATTCATGGTTTCCCGGTATCACAAATACTTTTTCAAACTTGTAGGATACCTGAGTAAGAAAATCTCGATAATTATAATGATAAGGATTTCCTATATCTCCTAACAGAGCTAGATATGTTCCTACTGGTTTAATCTTAGGTACTATACTCTTGTATTCCAGATGAAGATCTGACAGATATTGCATCCGGTACCTGGACCGCGAAAGATATCCTCTTGAAATTATTTTCATTTTACAATAATTACATAGATAATTATTTTTATCAGTTCTCAGGTAAAATAATATGATAATTTATCATATTATTTGTCTAGTTATCAAGACGTATTAATTTGACCAGATGGGAACTTCACAACCAGGAGAAACAAGATCCTTAATACATCTCTTACCGATGTTTACACGTTTGCTATCCTTAGATATATATATACCAACAGTGTTAGGAACATTATTAGGTAATCCTGCTACATAAGGAACTGTGTTACCGTAATAGTCTTCTCCTTCCCATTTACCGTTACTAAGAGTTCCACCATATAGTCCTTTGATCCCAATATCGTAGATATTAATAGATCTTGATTTATTGATTATATTAATTCCTATGACATCACCATTAGAACTTAACACACCATGAATAGAATTATTATCAAGCATTATCTGCCTGCAGTATGACAAATTAATACCTATACTTTCACAACCTCCATATCCTGGTCGCTTCTGTTTATCATGAGATATTACATAAGCACCATCCAAATCCTCGTTACCTAATCTTCCAAAATTAACTAATTTATCCAACTTACACTTAACCATAGTCAAGTTGTCCACCCCATCAAATCGATATCCTATGGCCCCTTTGTTTACATGGAACATGCTATCAGTATTACATTTGTATTTGTATCCTTTTGATAATAATTCTGAAACCGGCTTACCTGACTTTGCCCAGTCAATTGTATCTTGGGTAATATTGTTCTTTCCCAATGAAATACCTAATTTAATGGCTAATTCAGCTAAGAACAATTGTAATTCTGATAGAGATGTCCCCTGATAGATTCCTGATTCATTAGTCAAATTATCGATTTGAAACGCGGCACCTGAAACATCATTTTGTATACCCTTACCATCCTTTCTAGATATAGATACAATCTCATTGACCTTACAACGGATATTTTTAACCTTAACATATCTTAAAGATACATTCTTAGTCCAATCCATTTTTTCTTTGTGATTTTCCACAATAAAATCATCAACTGCTACTCCAGGAGTATGAAGCAACAATCCGTAGATATTACCATCAGGTAATTGCGTGTCGTTCTTGAACTGAGTAACACTCGTTTTGCCAGTCTCTATAATTTGATCATAGGCCTTATTAAGATCGTTCTCAAGAGGATCCAATTTTTGTTTCAGGGTATCTTTCTGGTCTTGAGTAAGTTGATAACTATCGCTGTTTAATAATTCTAGAGCAAAGAATCTTGCAAATCTTGCGGCACTGTATGTTGCTAAAACTGGGACATCATTTCGACTATTTCTAATTTTCACATGATTAAAAACTACTGAATCAGAACCATTTACCGCAATCCCGGCAACCTCAAAGTCCTCCAAGACCAAATCTTCAAAGAGTAACCACTTAGTAAGGTTACCATGAACTCCATGATGAGAACTTCGACCAATCGTACCATTGCGAATAATAACGTTTTTAGAAGTTTTGATAGTTGGTCCGAAATTTCCTGGGCCTTGGTTAGGGATGAAAGGGCTGCTAGCCAATTCGATGATGGAAAAGAATCTCTGCTGAAGGGCGTGTTCTTTGCTCTGGTCAATTCGGTGATTATTTAGATCCAGGTGCACATTTTTACTTTGAATGATAATCGCCGCAAAGAACCCTAACGAAAAAGCACGAGTTTGATATTGTTTTTGGTCCTTTCGAGGCATATGATCATCATTAGGATTTGGGTTGAAGACAATATCTTCTTTCAATACATAAATACCTGGTTTGTCAATAATATAACTCCCATGTTTAAAATCCGAATTTTTCAAATAGGTTACTTTGTATTTCCTCTCGATATATTTCTGTTTACGCTTTAGTTTGTGATATAAATCTTTGGAGTTAAGTTCTTTTTCAAAAGATTTAGAACTTTTTGAACTATCTGAATAACTGGAACTGCTCATTTTTTATATAATTATCTTTTTGTTTATATGAACATTTACAAAAATAGAATTGATAATGTCTATTAAAATTCATATCTATATATAAATAGATTGTATTTCACACTACTATATAATGAATGCTTTTTCAAACTCATCTCATAATTCTATATATCAGCCAGGGGATTTTATCGAATTTAAACACTTTACGTCTTTAGATAGTTCTGAGACAGCAAATACCGTATACAAAGGGAAAATCCTAGATAGCTCTGATCTTGATCTGCTAGAAGTTATGACTGATAATAATAATATCTGGATTAGTCCATCAGCCATAACAAAACATTATCCTCTCTCGTCAGAACTACGTTTATCTATACGTTTATTACTAAAGGATATATGGAAAGACTTTATTTTCAGGGAAGTCAAAACCATTAAAACCAAAGATCCTTATATGGCAACATACCAATATGTCAATAATTCTGGGTTTGTTAGAACAAAAAAATATCGGAATCTTACAGATGCTCATAGAAAAGTGCCTTATGAATATAAAAAGAATATACAAGTTCATTACCGTGATTATTTTGGATTTACTACAGACAGAACTATTCGAAATAACGATATTTACTATAACCAAGAAATATTTTTTTCTAAAAAGTGTTACGGAGAATTAAATCTAGATAATAATCATATTACGGGTGAATTTTCTTATCGACGTGGTTTCAAAACCACACCTCCTAGATCTAAGCAGTATATTTGTGGTTTAGTAGAAAATGGAGAGAAAGGGTTGTTTTATCGCAAATGGTTTATTTGCTCTAAGGAGTTTCTAACTTTATGGACAATGATTTGTGAGCCAGATCATTATAGCTTGAAGTATAAAAAAGATAACAAATACGTTACAAAATCATTGATAGATATGCTCGGTGAACTTGATACATCTCATTATGATAGTACCAATACCGATTTGCCGTTGGAAGAACAACAAAAAAAATATACAGTTTATAACATTGAGTATCAAGCACTGTATATTCCCGATCTATACCAAAGGGTTGTTCTTGCTATATTTAACCCTTCGCGATTAAAAGATGATATATATGATTATCCATCTAAAATCAAAAACCATCTAATATGGATGAAATATAATACTTGAAAATTTTCAGACGAAATTGATTTTCCTTTATTTAGTTTGATAATTGATTGATGCAGGCAACATTGGAGACACAAAATCCAATACGATTCAGCCTAAACCGTAACAAAAATTATTTGTCCCCTTGGCTCAATTGGTAGAGCACAAGACTTCTAATCTTGAGGTCGTGGGTTCGATCCCCACAGGGGATTTGGTGCCTTGGTAGCATAGTTGGTTATTGCGCACGGCTGTTAACCGTGAGGTCGCTGGTTCGATCCCAGCCTAAGGCTAACAACATCGGCAGGATAGCGAAGTGGTCAAACGCGACGGACTTAAGTTCCGTTCCTTAAGGGTTCGTGGGTTCGAATCCCACTCCTGTCTTAATCTAGTAGAGACTTAAATCTACTATTTTGCTCTATTAGCTTAGTTGGCAGAGCGCTGTGCTTATAACGCAGAGGTCCTGGGTTCGATCCCCAGATAGAGCATACCATTCGTTGTTTGGGAATATAGTATAATGGTATTATGCCTGCTTTGGGAGCAGGTGACCCAGGTTCGATTCCTGGTATTCCCCTCTAAATCGGTATAGATAAAACTACATCCATACACTCGATAGCTCAGTGGTAGAGCAGGAGGCTGTAACCCTCTGTGTCGCTGGTTCGATCCCAGTTCGGGTGATTTAGGAGCTATATTAATCATTTAAAAATGATTAATATAAATGATTTTTTTTATTTAATTAATTAGTGATAAAAATCCATCAATTGATGGATAATACAAATTTAATAGTACATGCTTATGATTGGAAAGTTAAAGATGAAAGTGATGATAATGGTCACGTTGTTATTCACTGTTGGGCTCTAGACAGAGAATCAAAACCACATCTATTAAGATTTCACGATTTTCCAGCTTATTGTTATGTAGAGTTACCTTTATTTATTGGTCATCGGCGAGTAAACTGGAGCGGATACAAAGCACAGCAAGTTTACGAGACAATTTGTTGGAAGTTAGGTGAAGATAAACCATTCAAGTATTTCTTTAAGCAAACCGAAAAGCTGTATTATTATCGCGGTAGGAAGAAGTATCCGATGTTAGTACTATTATTCAATAGTGTTAAGGCAATGTATAAATGTAGATCCAAATTGTCAAAACCGTTCAAAGTTAAAGATTTGGGCACGGTTGCTTGCAAAGTATGGGAGACGAATATTCCTATAGTTCGAAAGCTATTAACACTTCGTAAAATTAAATACTGTCAATGGTTCAATATTAAAGGTTTAAAAGTACATGGAGATGATAAGATATCAAAACTCGAAGATGAATATGTTGTGGATCGATTTACCATGATGCCAATTTCTCCAGAAGAGACAAGCTCATGGGTAACCTGTCCTACTATTCTATCATTCGATATTGAAACTTATTCTGATCGACATAAAGCCCTACCAGATCCATATTCATCTAAACACGTTGCCTATATGATATCTTGCGTATTTCAACGGAGTGGAGATCCATCTTCTCGAATTACGGATATCATTCTATTAGGAGATTGTAATGATACTGATATGGCAAATGTGATTAAGGTCAATACTGAGATTGAACTGATCGACACGATGTCAGAATTGGTTAATAGATATGATCCTGATATTCTAACCGGATACAACATCCTTGGTTACGATAATCCGTACCTCGACACAAGATTAAAACGACGGTTACGAGAGTGGAAGCCAATGGGACGACTCATTAATGAACCGACCAAGATGACATCGTTCTCGTGGGGTTCAAGCGGATACGGTCATAATGAGATTAACATGTTGGAGATGGACGGAAGAATCATGGTAGATTTGTTACCAATCATTCGCCGTGATTACAAGCTACCTTTATATAACTTGGGTTATGTAAGTAATTATTTTCTAGGTCGCACCAAGCATGATGTTACAGCTAAACAAATGTTCGAGGCGTATGAGCTCGGAAAAGATTCTGAAACCGATCCCGATCAAGCACTTAAAGATTATATCGAAGGCCGATTGGAACTTATCACATCAGATCCAGATCTGACAAGCAAAGAAGATTTATTTGAAAAGTTTCATGTTCTTCAATATATGCCATTTGATGAAACCGAAACACAAAAGGCAGATATGGACAAGATTCCTGACATCAATCTGAAGCAACATGCCATGGAAGAGATGAAGAAAGTAGTAGACTATTGTGTTGTCGATTCTGATTTGGTATTAGATATTTTCGAGAAGATTCACTGTTGGATTGCATTGATCGAGATGTCAAATGTAGTAGGCGTTACTCCTGTAGAGTTGTTTACCCGTGGGCAGCAGCTCCGAGTACTAAGTCAAGTCTATGACGAGGCTTCTAACGACGGGATTGTTATTGATGAGCGCACTGTACCTAAGATGGAATATAGCGGTGGTTTTGTGTATGAGCCTATACCAGGTATTTACCATTATATTCCTTGTTTGGATTTCAAATCACTGTATCCGACGGTCATGATTAGTCATAATATTGATTATCGTACATACGTGCCACCAGAAATGATGGATAAGATTCCAGATCATATGTGTCATCTGATTGAATGGGACGAGGAAATTGAAAAGAAGATAGAATCAGATAGTATAGATGGAGATAAAAAGACTGTTACAGAGAAAGTACACTACAAATTCAAGTTTATTAAACAGGAACATCTATTGGGTATTTTGCCTAGATTGTTGGTCCGTTTGATCTCGGAACGTGATACTGTCAGAAAAACACAGAAGACATGTACTAAAGGATCGGTAGAATGGATTGTGTTGGAACGTCGTCAGTTAGCTTTGAAAGTCAGCGCTAATAGTGTTACAGGTAATACACCTATACCTTGTCTGGTGGATGGTTGTTTTGAATATCTGACAATTGAAGAATTAGCAGACGAGTCTACTTGGAGATCGGATAATGTGGGAAATCAAGTTTCCCAACCGAAAAGAAATATAAAAGTATGGAGTGATGCTGGTTGGACAGATATTAAATTTGTTATTCGTCATCCAGTTAGAAAACCATTAGTCAGAGTAAATACACATACAGGATGTGTAGATTGTACCACAGAACATTCTTTGTTGAGATCCAATGGTCAAGAAGTCAAACCCACCGACTTGGCTATTGGTGACAAATTGATGCATATCGACACCCCTTTGCCTATAGACACCCCAACGCAACCATTGTATAGATCGGTTTCTGATAAAACTATCGCAGATCATCGATTAAATGACCAAATCGAAAAGATGGCATTTGTATGGGGTTTATTCTTTGCCGAAGGAACTTGTGGTAATTATGGTGCAGGGTCCACAGCGAAAAGTTCGTGGTGTATTTACAATCAAGATGAAATCCTATTGGAAAAAGCCGCATCTATATTGAATGAACTAGAAGAACCTGATTTTATAATTGAGGATTATGGACCATATGAAACTACGAGACCTAACAATAAGAAAGGAGAGTACTATATCAAATACTTGAAACCCCGAGCTAACGGTAAGTATGGTTCAGTTAAGAGATTAGTCACAAAGTATAGAAATCTCTTCTATGACCAAAGGAAAAATAAGAGAATTCCTAGTGAAATTCTTAGAGCTCCAATTGGAATCAGACAAGCATTTTTCTTAGGTTATTATGCGGGAGATGGAAATAGACATCTTAAAACTGGTGTCGTTATAGTTAATAAAGGTCAAATAGGTTCAGCTGGGTTGTATTACTTGATGCGAAGTTTAGGTTATCAAGTTAGTATTTCTTTTTCGTCGGATTCGGATAAATATGACCATTTCAGGTTACAGTGCTGTACGAATTTCCGTAACGATAACCCAGACGGTGTTAAAAGAATGACAGACGCTCCTATTCCTCCTAAAATAGAGCCGACGGAGAAAAAGGAGATTAGAAACGGTATAAATCTGGAAAAGACCAACGATGGAATCTATCTCTATAAAAACATTGAAATTCATTGTCAACGACTTCCTAGACAGAAACTACTAGATAGTTTAGATTCAGTTCAAGAAAAGATAACAAACAGAGGTAATATCATTCGATACGATACTGATGATAAAAAGGTAACATATCAATGTGCAACATGTCTAAATTCGTTTTCATCTGCTTTGAGATCACTTCATACAAACAAAGAACCGCGTCATGATAAAGTTTGTAAGTGTCCCGTCGAAAAGCGTTATAAGGATAGAGAAATTGAACCTTACGAAGAAAAGGAATATGTAGAATATATCTATGATATAGAAACAGTAAGTCATCATTTTGCAGCCGGAGTGGGTAACATGATTGTGCACAATTCAATGTATGGTGCTTTAGGTGCTCAGAAGGGTGGAAAGTTACCGCTTCCAGAAGCAGCAGCGTGTGTTACGGCTAAATCCCGAGAATCTATCAAGAAGGTGAATAGCTATCTCGAATCCAAGGGGCATAAGATTGTTTATGGTGATAGTGTTACCGGAGACACTCCTATTTTATGCAGAGCCACTTATGATAATGGTGAATCAAGAATATTTTACCGACCTATTAGTCAACTTCATGATAGAGTATCAATGTGGGTAACTTACGATGAATCAGGAAAAGAATATCTACTCAGACCGAAGAATCTAGAAGTATGGTCTGATAAAGGATTTACACCAATTAAACATATCATGAGACATAAAACCAGAAAAAGAATTTATCGTATTACTACTCATACTGGTGTAATTAAAGTAACAGAAGATCATTCATTGTTAGATATAAACGCAAATGAAATATCTCCTAATACGGTAAGCGTAGGGGATGATTTGTTGACACAACAATTACCAATGTTCCCCGATGATGGTATTAACATCGATCATGCATGGGTTTGGGGATTGTTTTATGGTGATGGATCTTGTGGGGCGTATGACTGTCCATCCGGTTTCAAGAGATCATGGGCTATTAACAATCAGAATTTGGACTATCTAAATAAGGCCAAAGATTATCTTGAAAAAGCGTATCCCGATCACAAGTTCAAAATTTTACCTACAATGGAATCTTCAGGGGTCTATAAATTAGTTCCAATCGGGGATGTAAAATCATTAGTTAAAGAATGGAGAGAGTTATTATATGATCCAATAACGAAATACAAGAAAATCCCTGATATTATGTGGAAATGTTCTCGTGAAACCAGACAAGCATTTTTTAATGGATATTACGCCGCCGATGGAGATAAAGGGTTGAATGGTGATATCCAAAATACCCGATTTTGTAACAAAGGTCAGATCGGATCAGCCGGTTTGTTTTTATTAGCTCGTTCTTTAGGTTATAAAGTATCTTGCAACACTCGATCAGATAAACCGGATATTTACAGATTAACATTAACCAAGAATTATCAAAGAAAAAGACCAGGGGTTATTAAGAGGATAGAAGATTTGGGATATATTGATGATTACGTCTATGACCTTGAAACTGAAAATCATCATTTTGCCGCTGGAGTTGGAGAATTGGTTGTTCATAATACGGATTCTAGTATGCCGGATATTGGTATCACTGATCCAACCAAGGCATATGATATGGCAAAGGTGGTCGCAGACGAATTGTCTAAGCTATTTCCTCCTCCAATGCTGGTAGAAGATGAAGAGGTCTATCACACCATGTTGTGTATCAAAAAGAAAATGTACTTATGTATCAAGATGGGTAAAGATGGGAAACCCGTATTGGATCGAGATCAATTGAAGGTGAAGGGTGTGGTACCGGCAAGAAGAGATAATTGTAGCTATCAGCGTAATTGTTATATTGATACGGCTTGGAATGTTTTGCTTCGTAAGCCAATGATGGAGACTTATGACGATATTATCAATATGTGCTTAAAACTGATGAGACGTGAAGTCCCTTGGAAGGATTTGGTTGTGATCAAGGGATTGGGAGCTCATTATAAAAACAAGAGCTATTGTATGAAGGTATTTTCGGATGAATTATGTAAAATAGGCAAACCCGCCACTCCCGGCGATCGTTTGGAGTACTTGATCGTGAAACCTTACGGTGTATCTGAGAAGAAACTGTTGGGATACAAGATGAGGTTGCCATCAACTTATTTGGAGCGATTGGAATCCGACAAACCCGAACCGATAGATTATGAATATTATATGGAGAAAGCTTTGATGAATTGTATCCAGAAGCAGTTATTTCAAGTTGGATATAAGAAAGAGTTAGAGGAGTTGAATGCTAAGTATTTAGACATCGATCAGAACCGGGTCTTGGATAGTCTAAGAAAACAAGGATATACAATTGTTATTAACCAGTTGTTGACTAAGTTTGACGGAAACAAGATGGATGCTATCAACTATTTGTTAAATAGCGATTTAAAGAAGGTCGTAAATCCGTTAGTCACATATCATATCAAGAAAAGAGGTAGAATAAATACTCGAGTAACAGGGGAACCAATTAAGATGATGGTAAAACTAATCCAGCAGAAACAGAAATTTACGGATGTGATCAAAACTTTGGTTCCTATTAAAGAAGTTCCTAATATCCGTCCGGCTAAATTAAAGATAGTCACTCCGGATCTGGGTATGACTAAACAACAATTAGCTGATCAATGGATTCGAAGCAAAACTAAATATTCGAAGTCCTCAGTGACACTATTAGTTCATAGAAAGGATTAACAAACATAATTCATAATAAAGTTAAAAACTGTATTATGAATAATTTTACATAGATATATGATTAAATAACTAAAATTATTAACCTGGTTGTTTCCTTCCGTATATCTTTTATTCAATGTGATTAGACATCCCCATTGATATATGTATTTTTAATTATCTGTTGTTATCTCAGATCACAACGCTCTAATTTCTTGATAATATATCTAACCGCTTTGTCGGATAGTCCTATCGGAAAGAAGTTTCTTAAAAATTCCACTTTATCGTCATATGGAACATGACGATAATCACGAAGGGCTTGAGACATTTTAGTGGCTGAGACACCATCTGACGGCCGATCTAGATATAAAAAAACTACTTCTTTTCCCTGTTCTACCAAGCCTCGAAAAAAATACTTGTATTTCTTATTTCTGGCATAAGATTCCATGGTTTCTGGATCGTAATCTTCATTCCCCGCGATAAAGACTACCGTGTCTGCCTGATTGGTGAAATCATGAAATACCAAATCACTGACTTGATGTCTTCCTCTACCCAAAAGAGCTGTTTTGTCTCTGGGCATTAATTCACGAATGTATATTTTCCAAATTTTCCTACTTAAATGATATGGAACACCATGTCTTTTTTCTCTACCACCCTGATGAATAAAAAAGTTAGCATTGGGTAAATAAATAAAGTCATTTATAGTGTTAAAATGACAACGATGGGGAGCACAAAAACATCCCGGGTAATAAATCAGATATTTTTTGGTAGGATCGAATTGATATTTCTGACCTAGGCATTCCCAATAAAACTTAACCTCATCCTCGAGACCCATTTATATATATAGAGTTTATATTTTGTTTTGTTATAAAAATAAATCCTTTAGCTCAATTATATTTTAGCAACAATATTGATCTTTATTTGTAATATCAGAATTTATTACAAATGAATGAAAGTTTCATCCAAGAAGATTAAGAAGTATGCGGGTAAAGCCATCAAGAAAGTTCCTAAAAAGAAGTTAATTAACAAAGCTGCAACCTATGGAGTCAAGCAACTAATAGGAGGACCTTACTTAGATATCTTTACTTTATTTTACAAGAATACCAAAAAGAAAGCATTATCATACGCGGGATCTTACGCGTATGATAGTTTTTTTCGTAGTAAATTTGCTAGGCAAAAGATCAATACTATTCCCATGTCCATTATTGCATTAATCGTAAGGACTATTTCTAATTTTCTGTTATTTTCCCGGTTACGAACCGGGATTCATTGGCTTGATTTTCTAATATCTATGATTATTACTATAATAATTACACTATTTTCTCCTTTCTTTTATACTTCGGTCAAAGCACATGAAGAGGCATTTCTTAACTATACCAACATATTTGTAGATAACTTTTTGGGACCAGATGGTTGGGAATATGTAGAGAACATTAAAAACCGTATAGTATTAACATTAGGTATTATACTTCTAATTATTTTACAATTTGTAGAGGTAAATTCAAGATATCTACAGGAATTAATTATCCATACCTTGATCACTGGTTATGTTCCCGATCAGATTTTAAAATGGATTGAAAGTCAACCTAATAACCGTGTCTTCTATATCGGGATGGAGTACGTAGAAACCGAATATCAGTATATTCTACCAGCTGTTATACCCAAGAAAGTAAAACGTTGCCATACTAAAAATCGAGTATTCAGAGATTTAAGACCTTTAAGAGCAAAGATTATTCCACATGATAAATTGAATGAATCTATATCTATTTAGAACAGTGGTTTTGCCATAAATAATGACATATATATGTATGTATATATATATATGTATAATTTTAAAGTAGAAGATTATTGGCTTATTGACGCTCATTAAGTACTTGTACATTATTAGATGTACCATTTTCATTATTAGGTTTAATACACTTAAACGTAGCATAATTAGCAGCTACTGCCTTTTCCTCAAATAAGGGATTAGGTTGTCCAGGAGGACTACCGAGAGCATTAAAACCTACATTGACAGTGGCATTATTACCAAAATCAATTTGATATCTGGTACCGAAAAATCCATACCAACCTACTGCTCTAGTGGTACAACCTGACAAAGGCACATCTCCTGTATTACCTGATGATACAGATACTCCCATACCCCATCTGTTATATTTAATAGGAGCATTTGTACTAGACCCGACCAAATTATATATACTATAATTAAGACTATGATTTTCAGAAAGATAACATATCATGGCTGGGGATAAAATAACTGTTCCATATTTATTTTTTCCACCGTTTAATATCATTTTCATAAATTTATTGTAATCTCTAGGCGTGCTATACATCGAAGCATCGATAAATGGTAATGTTTTAGGCTGTGTTTCTCCATAAAACCAATCATTTGTATACGCAAGAGGGGGGATAGCAGCTGTTGGAATAGTAGTGCCAGCTAGATATAATGTTTGTATACGAGCTAATTTATCAGCTCTATCAACTGCATCATTTTGAATGAAAAATCCCGTATCATTCATATCAAGAGGGTTTAACACTTCTTCTTTCAAATATGTTTCTAAATCACGATTTAAGCCTCTGATCTCGTCTACCTTTTCGATGACGGCGCCTAAAATAGATAGCTGGACCCCATATGACCATTTATCTCCTGGTTGAAAAAGCAGGGGTATTCCAGCCAATGCTGCAGCCCAATCTTTTATTGTCTGAGAACTAAGAGGTAATGATGGATCAGGAAACCCAATAGGGATTTGATTTTCTGTATATAATCCAGCTTGAATACTTTGTAATTCCGGATCCTCGGCAAATCCGAGAGCTAAAGCAAGATTAGCTACTCCATAACAATATCCAAGGGTATGGGTTACAACGTGATATAAAAGGATTGGTTTATCTAAAGGAACCGTAGTATAATAATAAACTACTCCAAGCCAAGTAGTTGATTTAACACCAGGAGCTAAATTTAGTACTTTAATCAACCCCCCTTCGCCAGCAGGAGAAGTCCCTGTTGCAAGAGTTGTTACAGTTATGGTATAATTATCAGCATCTACAACTGTTATTATATGAACTTGATTGATTTCTGCTGCGGGTATTCCCTGCACATCCGCGGAGTTTTGAATTCCGATTACATCACCAGTATTCCTGCCGTGGGCAACTTCGTTTATATTAAGAACATTAGATCCATCAGCGGCGGTTATTACATTATCCAGATCAACGCTTGCAGTAGGAACAAACTTTTGAAGAACTTCTGTATTTTCAAACTCGGGTATATACTGACTAAGTGGTTCAAAACCAGTAATATATCCTTGATCGATCAGTTTAAGATATCCAGTTGTGCCTAAAAATTTAGTATTGGAGGCCAATCTTATAATAGAATTTTCAGTGAAAGGTACTTGAGTACTATAGTCAAGGACTCCATCAACTACAACATGTTCATCTTGTCCAGCACCAGAAATACTCCAAGCCCCGGGTGCAACTGGTTGTTGCACTACAACGTCATCAACTACCTTAGGCGTAACTAAATCGTGAACTAGACGATCCACGTTTTTGGTCATATCAAAATTAATACCTTGTTTACATTCAGAACGAACATTAAGATATTTTACATCGAGTTTACATACTTTAGCACTTTTAGCGCATAGTTTGTTCACTTTTTTCGTTTCTCTATTACAACGACCTATTTTATAATAAATAAAAAATATTTCCAGAAATGGATTTTTAATTCCCAAAGACAAACTTTCATATAAGTTTAATATTTCCAAAGTTCTGGAATACAGTATTACTCAGATAATTGATCCGAATTAATATAGTTGATATGACTTAAAATTTATGTATGATACACCGGTTGAGTTATCTGTATTGGGGATTTACTGGTTATAATACCTGCCCTACAGAACCTGTCTACAGTTATGTACTAGGGATACTCTTATGCATTGGAGGAATTATATCTTACTTTCCCCAGTATTATTCCTTAATTAAAACAAAACAACACAAAGGTATTAGTGAGCTAAGCTTGTTTATTTTGAATATCGGGTCTGCTTGTTTAACCGCTAATGCATTTATTCTAAATTGGTACAAGTTTCAATGTTATAATCATTGCTCTTTTTGGATTTGTAGTGCTAACCTTCTCTCTATGTTCCAGATTATGGTGGGATGGATTATGGTTTTTCCGTTATATTTAATTTTCATTCGTTTCAAAATCCAAAATTCAGAAAGAAGAATAATTTATGACATGGTCTATATATTTATTTATGTTCTTTTTATATTGGTGATGATTATAGTTGGTCTATCCGAAAAATTGAGAGCCTCTGACAGCACCTCTTTCTTCAAAATAAGTGCTTGGATATTAGGAGGTATTATATCACCTATTTGTTCATGTATTGTGTGGATACCCCAAATCATTAAATTAATTAGGACTCGAAGACAGGGTAATCTAAGTTTGGCTATGTTTATTATGCAAACACCAGGCAATGCGGTTATCATTGTTTTCCAAATCCTCTACAATCAGAGTTTTACCACATGGGGTACTTATGTAGTATGTCTTATTGAACAAGCAACTATTGTCATTATTCTTATAATTTACAAATGCAGAGATAGGAACAATACTGGAATGATAGATATTGAAAGTGGAATTAACGATAATTTCGATCGAGATTTTGACGATTTAGTATCCAGTGATGACGAAATTTCCCATGTGATAGATGTGGATGATATCGATAAGATATAATAAATATATATATTTAATATTTTGAAAAATATTAAATACTATTCAGATTAAATTACAACTAATATCTGTGTATTGATTAAGATAATGGGAATTAGGATAGATTAAAATTCAAAAACTTTCTGTTGTTGTAATGGTGTCTCCGTAATGTCAAAGCTACGATTGTTGATAACAGTATCTTCTTCATATTCATTAAAGTATTTATCCAATAATTCTACAGCGTTCTTGTAAATATCCCCATTCTGATGATATTGAAGAGACTCAATCTTATCCAACCCATCAGCTTCTTCGATTAGATTTCTGTAATGTTCTATATTCCCCGATTTTTGACCAGTTTTTAAAAACTTTTTAAATGCACCTAGAATCATATTGATCATTCTTTCACTCGTCTTGGGACCAATAAAATCTGCCAGAGCTTTAATAGATCCACACAACACGAGATAGTCTATAATTGTATTACAATGTTTGTAAGACATGTTATATAAAACATACACACACTCGCACTTAACTGAAAATTTGTCATTTGATAAATGAGAAATTACCATTGGTATAATACTGGTTTTGATCAGTGATCTGGCTTGTGATTTTGTTCCAGCTGCAATATTACTTAATATCCAACAAGTTTCTTTTCTTATCTTAGTACTCCTAGATAGTAACATCGGAACATAATCTAAAAATCCCATATCTATTACTCTTTGAGTAATATTATCATCATTTCCAGCTATCAAATTACCACAGACTTTAAGAATTTGTGGAGCTACTACTGTATTAAGTAATCTAATAGTGTCAGAGGTTAACGCGTTAAATTGTAAGAATTCTTCCATGTCTTCATCTCCCAATGAATCCGATATATAATACAACGACAAAGCTGCATATGTTAATACTTCTTCTTCCCGGGCATTATGGAGAAGTTTGGCAATAATTGGCATACATTGATATAGAATTTTAAGATGTGGTTGTTGTTTTTCACTTATTAAATTAGATAATGCCCAAACATGATTGCTTAACTTATCCCAATCTCGTTTTTCATAGTACCATTCAGATTCGATACCCCGAAGTATTGAATGTAAAACACCGCATGATAATAGAATATCTCGATAATCTATCGATTCTCCCGCAATATTACCAACGCACCATACAATAAGATCTCTAAGATTGCGGTCTTGACAATTAAGCAATGTTATAACATGTGGGATAACAGGTGTATTATTCAGAATTTTACATGCATCTTTGCTATTTCCAGAGATGGCATTAAGAATAATCCACGCTGCTTCCTTCTGATGTTCTAGATAATCATCATATGTTAAAAATTCAACTACTTTTGGAATAACTCCAGAATTAGCGACAGTGCTTACATTTTTCGATTGAGATACGAATTTTCTTAGATAAATAAGAGCGTTTAATACAACATTCGGATCTTGAGAATACAACATCTGTAGTTTTTCCTTATCTAGATCAGAAGATACTTTAGCGTTTATAAGGGATGATGGGGCCGAAAGTCTCCTTTTGGCCAGCTTATCCCTACGTTTTTGTTTGCGGATTTGGGTTGAGTCATCATCCCGCTTTCTTCTGGCATCTTCTGCGTTAATACCTTTCTTAAATTCGTTCTTCCGATAAGCTAAACGTTCTTGGGTAGATAGACTCATATGTTATTATGATTTCTAAATCCTTTTTATTATGATCAATTTGGACAATTTCCATAGTATAAGACTGCTTCTTCGTAATAAATATTTATTTTATAATAAATATTTATGGAATGATTTATCTAAGAGATTTCCAATTGTTATTTCGAACATCACAAACATCTTCCATCATAAAACGAATTCTGGCACATACTTTACCCCCTTCGCGAAGTTGTTTCATTTGTTCAAAATATCCATCAATGATTTCTTTGTATTTTTCAACCTCTATCATAGATCCTACATTCAACAATAACTTACAGAGAGATTCTAATTGTTCTTCGTCAGGTTCTTCCGGAGTTTGCTTGAGCAAACGATTAATGCAAGCGTGGATAATTGGAACCACCAATATTTTATTCTTATAGAGTTCTGCGATAAACTTGATATTACCAAGGGTTCTCTTCTTAGCGAGAAAATAAAACTCCAACTTTTCATCTGTCGACAGATCATCCCCCGGTTCTCTAGCGTCTTTTTCGAACTCTTCTTGGCACTTGCCCAATAGTTCCTTTCTGAAAATAGGGGTTGCTTCATATATTTTGGCACATAAATTTGCATATAACTCACAAAAATCCGGTTGAAGAAGGGCTTGTTCAAAAATCTGATCAATTAACAATTTTAACAAACCAGGAAGAGCTGGTTGATCATCAGTCCCTTGACTTTCTCTTAATGCAATCTGGAGATACTTATCAGATAATTTCTCGAAAGTCTGGCGAGTCATCTTGTTAAGACACCCTTTTGCGTTCTTTAAACACATTTCTTTCTGTCCCGCAACTGTTGACGTATCGAATGTTTTTGGTTTCCATACTTTTTCTTGAGTTGGATTATTGGTCGGACTTTGATTACTAGGATTATATCTGTTACTACTTTCATTTGGTTGTCTCCATTGTCGATTAGTCCTATCTTTCCGATTATGAAAATCAGACTTTTTATCATGCCTTTTCGGTTTATAATTTCTGTCTCGACGATTATTTCGATCACGTTGATAGTATTTGTTTTCGTATCTTCTTCCCCTATAATTACGACTTTGTGAATTATTGGTAGAATCAAAACGCTTGTAAACAATTTTATCCGTGTTTTCATAATTCGATGACGCATTCCAATCAGCTATCCATTTTTTACCATCTTCATCAGTTGAGGATTTTTTCATTACTATTTCTTCTTTAATATTGCTTTCAGATTTTGTTTTCACATCACATCTTTTGGAACTTCTACGGAAATACATACTAACTTCATCCATATTACCATTAATATAATAATTATGTTTATATAAATCAAATTTATCATTTATTGTCTTCATAAATGATATGTTAGTTTGATTCAAACGAAAAAGATTACCAACCATGTTCTCTTATCCATATGTTCATTCCATATTTAGTTCTTCTTTTGACAGGATTTCCACGATGAAGTGTATCATCGATAAGTTTACCAGATGGAGTAACGTTCCACCAGAATACAGCTGTCCCTTTGGAAGGTTTAACCTTGGCTTCAATTAAGGGAAATTCTGTTTCACCTCCATCATCTGGATCCAAACTATTAAGATAACAAAAAAATGTAGCAATTCTTTGCCCCCCGTCTGATATGATTTCTATATGTTCAGATGTAAAATAATCGTGATGATCGTAGTATTCATCTCCTTCTCCATATTTTACTACCATTAAATTTTCGATCTGATTTCTTTTACACCCGGCTAAATAGCAGACTTTCTTTAGAATTCTTTCTATGGGTTTGGAATAGGTCTCGTGGTGGCCATTGTCTGTGATAAAAGCAGTTTTACTAGTTCTAGTGCTTGACTCTATCATTTCATCGGAAACGATAATCTTACTACTCTGAAACTTTCCTTTCGTCATTGCTATGACAGTTTCTATCTCCTCGGTGTTCATAAATCTTCTTACCTTTACAATATATGGCTTTTTAGACAATACTCTTGTATCAAATCCACTGGGAAAGTGATCCTTATTGATCCTATCTAAACGATTAATTTTGGCATTATAGTTATCTTTGTCTTGTTTAAACTTTCGTTTTTTTAAGTGGTGTTTAGCCGATTTCGATTTTCTCGATTTATGACCACTGTCAGACATGGCCTTTTGTAATTAACCTAAGAGTTTTTAAGGATAAATCACTCACAGTTTTCTCACTGAATTCAGACGGTTAGAATATAAATAGTTGGGATAATACTTATCTCTATCTAATTCAGGCTGGTATCCCTGCTCCCTAATTCGATTATAGTATTCCTTTTCTGTCATATCTATTACTTGTTGAGTAGTTGAACTGTTGTGTCTTCTTATTCGTTGATAACCATAAGGTTCATTAGTTTCGATATGCTCAGCTAATTTTTCATAAAATCCGTCATGGGTTGGTACATTCACAGGTAGAGACAAACCTATCCTTTCCCCAATCGCCCTAATGGCTGATTCATCATCTATATTTTGATCATATGCAATAATATATGGTTCTAGTGGATGACCTAATTTATCAACATATCCTTTATGATTGATATATAATAAGTCCATTAGAGATTTACCCACTTCTGATAGATCATTGTATTGATTCCAACGATTTATTTTAAAGTTTATATTATCATACTCAGGTATCCAACCTCGGGTAGCATAATAAAATAAGTCCTCTTCGGTAATCTGCATACCTATAATATCTACTAATGCCGGAAATGTTTGTTTTAATTGGTCAAAATTCATATTTTTATACCGCTTATACCTTTTGTAATCTATATTGGGAGGATGTGAGGCAATTGCTTCTAATTCTTCTTCATATAAATTACCTATATGACCATCCTCTTCTAATTGTGGAAATATATACCCGTTGATTCTTGCTTGGTAATACGCTTCATTCTCTCTTGGTAGATAGTCTTTGTCCCAATCATGAATAACTCGAAGATGTGGGTCCATAATGTTTTAATTAATTTAGGTATTATTTAAATTATATTATGATTATAATGGTATAATTGCTTTGGATAACATGATCTAAATTGTTCTGTACTAAAAACTGATTTGTTAATTATTAATAGTATTAGATACTAACTGTTATACTGTATTGAAATAAACAAAATGACCGAAGTAACTATAGCCGATCTCCCACTCACGACCAAGAATAATCTGCCGATTGATTCCGGAAATCCCGTCTTGGGTATTACGGAATACTCTGACAAAACATTCATTGTTTTTGGAGAAGCAACACGGACCTATAAGCAACAGCTCCGAGACCTGGGTGGAAAGTTTAACGGTCGGCTAAAGGAGCGCCCGGGATTTTCCGGCGGAGCTGCTTGGATATTTATGAACAAGTTTGGACCGACAGTCCACGACTTTGTCAAACAAGTAAATGGTGGAGATATCACCCAACATGAAGGGATTCCACAACAAGGAGATAAGATCGCTCTGCCTACTGTGGTTGCTCCAATCAAAGATAAGACATACCAGTATGTGAAGTACAAGGTGTTTAAACCTGTTGATGGTATGTCAGTGACAATAAAGGCAGGAGGAGCTGTTTCTAAAGGAGAGATTCTTCAGACGGAAACGCATAGAAATATTGTTGATACAGTATATATCAACCTCGGGGGGAATACTTCCAAATTAGTGATATGCAACGGGCAGTGGAAGGTGTGGGGATATATGGTAGAACATAGTGTGTATTTCGGGCCCCCCGAAAGCTCAACAAGCGGGAAGACGACTAATGGAGATTACCAAGACATTGCAGGAATTTGATAATTGGATTACCGATTTCGACCGAAAAAAAATTATATTTGTTCAAAAAACAAATATAATGGCTATAATTCATGTTGATGGTGAGGATGAAACCCAGGAAGAAGACCCATTGTTCCTGTTTTTTATTGTTATATTTATTATCATGATAATGGTTACTATAGGAACATTGGGCTACCGAATTTTTGGAGAACTCTCTTGGATCGATGCCTTTCATAACGGTGCTATGGTTTTCACCTCAACTAGTTTAATTACTCAAGTTACTACCTACAGTGGTAAAATATTTTCATCATTTTATAACTTAATATGTGGTATTTTTGTGTTAGTTATTATCGGTGTGATAGTAAGAAGAGGGTTAGTAGCGGCAGGAATTAGTACCATTGCACAAACTGACGATGGAAATAATGGATGTGATTGTTGTTGTCATAAGAATGACGATAATAGCGATGAAACTGATAATAGCGATGAAACTGATAATAGCGATGAAACTGATAATTGTGACAGATATAGTTAATAACTATATTGAAATATCTAGCGGTTAGAATTAAGGGTTTTCTCTATAAACTGGGATGTGCCCTTCATCTAAAATTATTTTTGTCGGGTCAGTAGGACAAGGTGTACGACAAGCTGATCGATGGAGAGCAGTAAAGTCGTCGATAAAATCCATTAAATCGGCCCATGATCCGGGAATTCCATAAATAACTGGGAATTCCCTCTCTATCGCGGAGTGTAAAGCAGTATCAAAGTTGGTAAAAGTAGTTTTGTTGTCAGTAAAATATGACATATGTTATTCATAACACACTTACAATTATTAATAATCAATAATTGTAAATAAATTTTTAATTGAAACATGGCATGATAGGATATTTGCCATCCAAATATGGTTTGACGTACTTTTGATAATTTTCGGTGATAATTTTATAGTGATTATCCCAGTATTTTTGGTCAAATGGTATTTTCTGGGTAAATACTGATCGATCAGAAGTGCTATATACAATATACATGCACCATTTCTTTTCCATCACGGCCATAGCATGTTGCATTTGTATATAGTGAGTTGGCCAAATGTGTTTGAAATAATCAGGACGAGGTACCCACCCCGTTTTTAATTGATCCATATATTGTTCTAATGGATAATACATCTGAGCTGGACATTTGATCTCGATAATTCCATCAGTTCCAACAATGTCTCCATCCACGGAAGCACCGATGGTAGGATCCCACTTTGGAACAATTAATCCACGCTCCACAATTCTTTGATTGGAGTATTTACTGTACCAATTCCTAGCCGTTGGTTCGGTGGCTGTTCCGTGACTCATTCGCTTGAGTTCTTCTTCTCCGAAGAATTCTTTAACTACTCCAGCTATTATCTTGCCCTGTTCCTCAGGGGTTTTAAATTTACTCTTATTGGCTAATGCACCGGACACCGAGGTAGTAGTCCGACCTTTTCGACCCTCGAGCCAAATATCATCTCCCTGTGGTGCAGTAAGTTCCCAATATGGTCCATGGTCAATCCATTTAACTTTTAGGTTAGTTGGTGCCAACATAAGTTGGTTTTATAATTTTTCTTTTGAATTATCTAATGATCAATTCCATTTGTTTTAAATATTTCCTGGTCATGATGACAGACATTCTTCAGTAACAAATAATTGAAAGGAAAATTATAGAACCCTTTCTATTTAACCTTTTGTATTTATCCACCAGAGAAATGGAAAAGGTGGAATTTTTCAAAAGACTTGAATGGTACATTTTATAGAAACTTAAGTCATAATAAATTATAAATAACATGGTTGATATATAATATATAATTATATATTATATATTATCTCTTACAATTACCTACTTATTATCGGGTAACTGAATTTTCAAAAAGACCAATATTGGATGTTTATAACTCAAAATATCTCAAAAAAGTTAAATATATCCAAAAATTTTATAATATAATATTGTAAATTATTGTCTTATATTATCATATAAGTTACTTTGAAGGTAATTACCTTCAATGATTAAATTTAGAATTTTATAAATTTAATCATAATCCTATATTTACAATGTAGCTAGTCTTCTTGCATAGTCCTCTTTATCCTCATCATCGATAGCTCCTTTTAGGCCACGGCAGTAGTAAAAACTATTGGCAATTCCAATATCTTTGTTCATGTTCCGAAAAGAGATGCTGTATCTAACTTCCCCCTTTTTGACCGATGCTCTCTTGGGTAACGCATGTTCTAGCGCGTTAAAGAAAAACAATGATTTATCACTAAGAGCTACCTGATGAATTCTCTTATCTTCATCTCTAAATTGAAAATCACGAGAGTACCCAATAGTAACATTAGCACAAAAGTGGTGAGCAAGAAAGGTTTCCGTATCAAAATGAAACCCAATAGAATCATCACGGTTATCATATCTACCAATGATACAGGAATTATATCCGGGATCGAATCCCCAATTATGAATAGCAGTTTTGCGACAGTAATCTCCTATTCGCTTCAAGAATGGCGGCATCTTCTCTGTTTGGAATCTCAGCGTATGACCATGCTTGGTATATGTGACCACATCTGATTCGACATGACCAAATGCCCACGTTTTGCGAGGTGTTCGGTTTCGCTTCCCGAAGCGACTGATATACTCAACCCGAGTGAATGGAATCTTTTCTAGTTCGGTATTTATATCATGAACCAATTGTCCGATAGGGATCTTTGGAAAGTAACAAGCTCTTAATTTACCATTATTATCATGGTATTGAAAAAACTCATTGGAATCGTAAACTTTTTTCTGTAATTTAGACATAATAATGTTACCTAGAACATTAACGACATTTAATAAATCATTTTTCGGGATGTTGTCCTGCAACCAAATTCACAGCACACGTGAATAATATTTTACTTATTCAACAATTAGTTGCATATCATTTAAAAATGATGGATTAAACAACTATTTCGACCCTGAATAATCGAATATGAATACTCGACTAGGATACGCTTGTATAAATACAACCCTCAATGATACCCAAAAAATATGTTGTAACAAAACCTGTAGACTGGCAACCGCTATTAACAAAGGCACAGAATCTGGATATCCAAAAGGGTCCAAAGAATATTCCAATGCCATCTATACATTTCTGGTCGACTATGCTTATAAAAATTTATTTTCGATGTATAAGATAATATCATGGTCTCGCAAACATGGTATTACGTTTTACCGAATGAGTTCAAATATGTTTCCACACATTAACAATCCCAGAATACAACCCCATCTAACTACAGATGATTGGAACCGGTACAACTGCTTAGATTTTGGGAAAAAACTAATTGAACAGATCGGAGCATACTGTCAGAAGTATGAGATACGTCTAACTATGCATCCGGGACACTACAATCAGCTAGGTTCACACTCCGACTCTGTGATACACAATACTTTTGTGGATTTAGCTTGGCAAGGAAGATTGTTGGAAATGATGTCAATTGCCGCAGATGGTTACAATCTATATCTCAAACAGAACAATCGATCTACCAAAAAGAATGTGTTCGATGATGGTACTTTATGTATTCATGGTGGAGGAACTTATGGGGACAAGGATGCAGCAATATTACGTTGGAAAAAGAATTACAATAAATTACCTGAATATATAAAGAAACGAATCGCAGTAGAAAATGATGAGAAAGGTTATTCCGCTGAAGATTTATTACCAGTGTGTCAGGAACTCAAGATACCTATGATTTTTGATTTTCATCATTATAACTGCTGGGCTCATTATCATGAAGAAGATCCCTATCAAAAACCGATCTCAGAATTACTACCAGATATATTGAAAACATGGGAGACTCGAGATATGATCCCGAAATTTCATCTTTCTGATCAGGCGGAGGGTAAAAAGGTGGGTGCTCATCATGATTATGTTGAATCGATCCCTGATGAACTTTTAAAGATAATGTCATCCAATTACCGTTTTGATATTATGGTTGAAGCAAAGAAGAAAGAAAAGGCAACTCTGAAATTGTATCGGAAATACATAGATCATTTCAATCAAACTTCAAAATAATAGTAATATATAAAAATAAATTATTGTTATCTGGAAATAATAATTTAATATATCAAAATGGATATCTATCAACAATATCAAACTGCTTTAAGTAATTCAACACCCGAACAAAAAGCTGATATTTATAGACAAATTGGAATCAGTAATTCTGCAAGGTATAATGATATGAAGAATTATTTACCCTTGTTGAATCGACAAAACTCTAATGATATAACTCAAATGACAGATTTTGAATTGCTAAATTTAATACCAATTAATTTACGGTCTTATGCCAATAGCTTTGATACCCGAGAAAAACTGGTTAATTATGTAAGGTCTATGAATATTCAAAATGGCAATACTAATCCATTAACCATCCCCGAATCAGTTAAATCGGACGTTCCAGAAAACTCCGAACCCCCTAAACGAGAGGATCTATCAGATTATTATAGCTGTTTGGAAGAGGCCAGAGAAAGAAAAGCTAAGGGTAAGTTAAAATTATGTCCTGAGGGATATTGCACAGCAAAATTATCTTTTGAAGTATATCCATCTGCATATGCCAATGGTTATGCAGCTCAAGTATGTAAAGGAACTAAACCAGATTTAGAAGGAAAAGAAATCGATCACTATGGGGATACTCCAAAACCAGAAGGAACTGCACTAGATCGATGGTTCAAGGAAGAATGGGTAAATGTATGCGAACCTGATTATCCCCCTTGTGGTAGATCTCGGGCTGATGTGAGTGCAGCTGATTATCCTTATTGCAGACCTCTTCATAAATTACCTGGGACAGCAGTTAAAACTGTATCAGAATTAACTCCGGAAGAGTTACAACAGATGTGTTCTTTAAAACAAAGTTTACCTCAAGGAGTCGGTGGAGAACCGACACGAGTCTATGTCTCAGAAATTAATAAGTGATATCAATCTAATCTACCACCATGGTCTAGTGTTATATATCCTACATTCAGTGCTTACTTCATTGATTTCATGATTGTGAGTTGGATATTTCCGGGATGCGATTGTTGACGACGTATCTATTAATATGACATATATTTCCTATATTCTTTCATAAATGTAATATTCATTTATGATAGTTATTATCTTAAATTATTATGGGCAGTTGTCAACAGGTGTGACAGGTGTGTAATTAGGGAATGCTTCTTCGAAGCGATCAGTGTCGTTGTAGGCATTATTTAGGATCCATGCCTGCGTGTTTTCCATATATCCTTTGTAACTCTCAAGGAGCAGTGCAAAGTTAGGATTGGCCAACGCTTGAGCTTCTAAAACATTCTAGGTAATATTCAATTAATTTTAAGTATCATTCTACCCACCATGGTTTCGTATTACATAATCGACATGTATTACTAGGTTCTTCTATTTTATGATTGTGGGTTGGGTATTTTCGAGCCACGATTGTTGACGACATACCTACTAATGTTGATAAATAACTACCCATATCTTTTTAATATATACGGTACTATTTAAAGTTCCTTTGTTGTTTTTACAATTCCCGAAAAAGATCAGAACTGATTTAAAAAGTGTCTTCTTCCTATTATTTTGTAAGTTAGTTAAAACATTACTATGGCAGAACAACCAAGTCTAACTATTTTAGGAACTGCAACAAAACGTTTGACAAGAAGAAAAAGGGGTACACGGGCGGGTTCCAGGAGAACCGAAGTTATCCCAGCTGCTACCCAAACTGGATTATCACAACCAATCCACGGGTGCCCAACCGATATCTTTGAGGGTACTTTGCTTGCGGAAGCACCTAAAGATTTGGATTTAAGAGTAACAAAGCAAGAAAAAGAAATCTTGTTGGCTAAGGCTAGGAAAAAGATCAAGGATCTACCTACACTCGTAATTGAAAGAATATCATATACTATATTTTCTCATGAAGAGCTACAGGAGCAGGCTTTATTCAAGGTTACTAAAACAGACGACGAGGGTCTCAATACGGTTAACGATCCTCGTAGTGGGGTGGTCGATGACAATAAAGTTTGCAGCACCTGTATGTCTGACAATTTGGAATGTCCAGGACATTATGGTATCATTGAATTAAACCAACATATCATTCACCCTCTGTTTCGTCGTGAAGTGATTGACGTATTAATATCAGTGTGTAACTCTTGTGGTGGTCTGTTGCTTCCACGTGATGCGATCAAAGAGAAGGGTATTCTTAAACTTAGTGGTTCAAAGCGTTTGAGGGCTTTGGCAGACGCGTCCAAGAAGCTTCCTTGTAGAAGATCCCAGAAGAACATTGAGGCTGGAGTTGCTGGGTGTATTCCCAATCCTGTTTACAAGGCTTCCAAGGTGAAGGAAGTGGGAAAGATCTTCTATTCCTACGATGGGAAGAAGGGAACAGCAGACAACTCCAGAACAGTAGAAGAAGTAGAGCAAATTCTGGATGCTATTTCGGAGGAAGATGCTGAACTAATGGGGTTTTCGGGAAAGTCGCATCCTCGTCGGTTTATCATGAAGTCTCTCCCTGTCATTCCGATCTGTGCTCGTGCTCCGGTGTTTCAGGATGGTCTGATTTTGAAAGATGATATCACATCAATGTATCAGGATATAGTACGTCATAATCAGGAACTCCTTAAACCAGAAATCCGGGCTGACGAGAAAGCTCTAGAAAGTAATGTGAATGCACTAATCTTTTCCGTAGAGCATCTTATCGATAATTCCGATGCCAAGTATAGACAAGGTAAGACGAAACCCTATAGAGATATCAAGGGTCGAGTTCAGGGTAAGGAAGCTATTATTCGAAATTTGATACAAGGCAAGCGTGTTAATTTCTCGGCTCGTACCGTTTTGGGTCCGGATCCCAACCTCAAGTTTGGTCAAATTAGAATCCCTAGGGTGTGGGCTCCCTATCTGACATTTCCTGAGATTGTATCACCGGCCAACATAGGTCGTCTCACTAGGTTGTTTAAAGCCGGCCAGGTCACTCATATTACACCCGGAGGAGGAAAATATGAGGGAAGACGGCTCAGGATTAATGAACGCATTCAGAAAGAAAACTACCAACTGTCTTTTGGGGATAAGGTGGAAAGATGGTTACAAACTGGAGATGTAATGACCCCCGCCAACTTTGTAGCATTCAATCGTCAACCTACATTACATAAACAAAGTATTATGGGATATGAGGTTGTATTAGGTGATCCTATGACCATCGGACTTCATTTGGCCTACACACCACCTCACAATGCCGATTTCGATGGGGATGAGGGTACCATTCATGCCCCCCAGAGTAATGAGGCTATGTTGGAATTGGCCCTTTTGATGAATGTCAAGAACTGTATCATGAATGCACAGAATAATAAGAACATCATTGGTGTAGTTTACGATGCATTAACAGGTGCTTACCTTATGACCCAACCGGAAACATTTGTTGATAGGGACGTGTTTATGAACATCGTTAGTTTTCTGGAAAATGATAGTGGACGAGAGACTCTATATGATAGATTGGATCGATACAATGTTCCCCTCGAGTCTGGTAGAGCTCTCTTTAGTTCCATCCTCCCAGAAGACTTTTATTACCGCAAAAATGACGTCTTGATCCGTGATGGTATTTTAGTGAGTGGTGTTATTACCAAAGATCATCTAGGTTCTTCTCACGGTTCAATAATCCAAGTTCTGATGAAGGATTATGGTCAGGATGTTACTGTGAACTTTCTGACGGATGTTTACAACGTGATGCGTGAGTGGTTGGATGTGAGAGGATTTAGTGTAGGTTTAGATGATTGTTTCTTGACGGGGACCGATTCAGACAAACTGATTCAATACGAAGTACAAAGAGCTAAGATGCTTGTACGTTCAATGGGTTGGAAGATGAATGATCCACTTGAAGAGGAGAGACGTGAGAAACAGATCATTGCTTATCTAAACACCGCCAAGGGCCTGGGTGCTCGTATTTCAGAAGAGAATCTTCCACCTGGCAATGCTTTCAACGTGATGGCAAAATCTGGTGCTAAGGGTTCTACATTTAACATTGCCCAAATTACCGGTATTTTGGGTCAGCAGTTTGTGCAGGGCCAAAGAATGCCTGAAACCATCAGTGGTGGAAGGAGAGCCCTACCATACTTCCCTGAGGACTCAGTCGATCCGGCCGCTCGGGGGTTTGTATCCAACTCTTTCTTGACGGGACTAACTCCAGCTGAGATGTTCTTCCATCAAGCGGGTGGTCGTGAGGGTTTGACAGATACAGCTATAAAATCGGTTACAGGAGACACTCCTATCGTAATCATCGAAAAGGGCGAACCCAAACGTGTTGATATTGGTCCTTGGATTGATGAATATTTGGCTAAAAATCCTCAGAATATAGAGCATCATAAGGATAGAGATATGGAATTACTAAAAATAGATAACGTTTTGATTCCGACCGTAGATCAAAATGGAATTGTGTCTTGGGGAAACATTACTGCTATCACAAGACATGACCCCGGAAAACAACTGTACAAGGTCAAAACCTTAGGAGGAAGAGAAGTAACTGTCACAGAAGCTCATTCTCTTCTTATTTGGAATTCTGTTACCAAAAAATATACCCGAACATCAACCCCTAACGTTAATGTTGGTGACTTTATGCCTACGACTCTAAGTCTTCCCGAATCACCCGAAATCACCAATTTCATTTATATGGAAAAGTATTTGGATAAAAGACATTACATATATGGCACAGAGTTTCATACAGCCAACGATCTAATTGACAGTTTTGAAGTTAGATGTCCTCGTGGTTGGTGGGATAGAAATAATGGAACAACATTTACATTACCGTACTTGAAAAGTTCATCAATGTCGAGGGTGATTAGAAGATCTAATATTTCATACATCAAGCCTGGTTATGTTTATCCATATCATGGAAAAAGAATTGAAACTTACATCCCAGAGAAGTTAGAGCTTAACAGGAAAAATGGGTTTTTCATAGGGTTATATTTAGCGGAGGGTGACTCATCTTCCGAAAGTGGATATGTTAGAATATCCAACAATGATCCATCGTTACATAAATTTATTCAAGAATGGTTTGATCGATTCCATATGAAATGGGAAATCACCTCTAGGAAAAATAAAATAGGCGGGACAAGCACATCCATTCTGGGATTTTCCGTGGTAATGGCTGAATTTATAATTAATCTGGTTGGAAATGGAGCACAGAACAAAAGAATTCCAGTTGAAGCATACACAGCACCTAATGAATTTATCGTCGGTATTTTGGATGGATATATATGCGGTGACGGAACCATTACCAGAAATGCAGTTGAAGCAACCTCGTGTTCGAAAGAATTGATCGAAGGTATAAGTTTCCTTGCTTCAAAGTTAGGTATATTTTCCAAGATGTCCCAAAGACATATGAAATCCAATAACCTGGGTACAGTAAATATCAGACCAATCTATTCTATATCTATTCGAGGTCAATGGGCTACACGATTTCAGCAGCTAGTTAGACTTTCTTACCCAGAAAAACAAGAAAAACTTGACCGATTGATAGGATCTAATATTCATAGAAATTTTCCAGAACAAGAAAACACCGTTCTTGACAGAATTGTATCTATAGAGAAAGTCGATGTAAAGCTGTATCCAAAAGTCTACGATCTAACGGTCCCCAGTACTCTCAACTTTGGTTTAGCCAATGGTCTTCACGTCGTTGATACTGCCGAAACTGGATCTCTCCATCACAGAGTAGTAAAGGCATTAGAAGATATCAAAGTGTATGAAGATGGCTCCGCAAGAAATGCTTTTGGAGTAATCTTTCAGTACATCTACGGTGAAGATGGTTTCGATGCTTCCATGCTGGAGACTGTCAACACAAAGACAGGTGCTTTCGCATCCTTCATCAACACAAAGAGATTGGCTGGAAGGATCAATGCTAGGTATGGGTATAGCACTCCGGGAGAGCCCGAATTTGAAGAAATCTCCCCCGTTGTCCCTGCTATTAAGCCTCCGTTTCGTGGGGGAACTGGTGAAGGATTTCCCCCAGTTCCTCAATTTGAAGATATTATAGCTCAAGAACCGGTAGTTTATGAAATCGGAGATGTAGTAAATACAGATACCGGCGTCGGGATAGTTCAACAAGTGGATGGCGAAAGAATCTTAGTTCAGCGAGAGGGTGGACAACCAACATGGATTAAAGTCGGGAAATTGGAGGCAAATTAAGAAAGAATAACATATAATAAAAATTATATGTTAATATATATATATATGATTATCATTATTTATTTTCGATAGTAACTGTAAAGTCAACTGTAGGTAGTGGATCTTGTGGTATATCATAAATGTAAGTGAACAAGATTATTGTTTCCGCATTACCTAAATCTACTGTTGTTTGCACATTGCTTTCATTTCTGTATGAAAACTGTTCGGGTGAGTTTTCTCTAGCTACATCTATCTGTATAGTAACATTACCTATCTCTTTGATGTTTATTTTCATGACTTTATTTTCTTCTCTAACAACTATTCCACGTGATGGTCCGAACGGTCCTGTTGGTCCTTGAGATCCTGTTGGTCCTGTCGGTCCTGTCGGTCCTGTCGGTCCTGTCGGTCCTGTCGGTCCTGTCGGTCCTGTCGGT